GTATTTTATCATCGTAAAGCCCAGATAAAGGAGATGTAAGACCTCCTAATAATCTTTCTCCATTACCACTAATACCTAAAATTGCACTTTCATATCTAACTAATCCACCAGATGCTAACTGTTTTGCTAAAGATGGGTTTTGATCTCCGGGTGAAAAAGGATTTAAACCAAATGTATTAGTATGAGTACCACTATATCCTAATCCTGTTTGAGCTATAGTAGATGTAGGTAAATATGCACCTTGGTTAATATTACCTCCTGCATATCCTGCTCCTTGAGCAGCTATTGTTTTTGGAGCCATCCTAGATAGGAGGTTCATTTTTGCAGTAAATAGAAGACCTTGGGGAGTATCTAAAAATAATTTAGTAGTCCTTATAGCATCATCTACTGCTCTAATAGGGGCTAAAACACCACCTCTTAAAATAAAATCTGGCCCTCCGTCTGAAATAACAGCGGGTTTCCTATCATCTGGAATTTCTTTTTTTACAAATGGTTGGTTACTTGAACCACCATCAGGTCTATCATTTCCAAATTTTAAGGACTTTAGATCAGTTTTAAAGTCTAGTAATGGCATTCACTAAAAACTTCTTCCTTCTGGGAGATTGTTTTTATATGCTCCTTTAGAAAAAGTTGAATTAATAGCAGGTACTCCTCCATCTGAGTTTGAAGATGCAGGTGGTACACCATTTAAATCTAATCCTGATGGTTGAGGTAATTGGTTAATTACACCATCATCATAGGCGTTAAAAGCATCATTTACTTCACCTGTAAAAGCTCCATCTACAGAATAACCTGCTTGGTTTCCAAAAGCATGTAATTTTGATTGTTGGGTTGCACCCACATTAATTTGACCATCTCCACCTGATAATTTGGTAAAACCTGATCCTTCACTTGTTAATTTATTTAATAATCCAGACATAATATTTGTTTTAATGTTTATTATAAATATTAACCAATTTTAGAACTCGCCATAGATACTGTTTTTCCTACGACTGCCCCATCCATGATAACATCTCCACCAGCTTCTACAACTGATATTAATTTAAGAATGTTATTATTTACTTGGTCTAATTTTTCAGATAGTGCAGAATCCTGGTTTCCATTATCTGTTTCTTCAGCTCCTCCAAATATTGAACCTAACCCTCCTGAAACTGCTCCTAAAGCGGTTAATGCTAATAAAGTAGGCATAGCTAATAATCCAGCTAATGACATTGCTCCTAATCCAGCTGCAATACTTATTAAACCTGCTCCTACTCCAAATAGTCCAGAACCTAATACAGCTAATTGTGAAAGAGAATCTATTTGGTCTGTGAATCCAGAACCTGCTAACATCCCAAATGCCATTGCAGCTGGTATTATGGCTAAACCTAATGCTGCTATTGCTAATGACCCTGCTAAAATAAAAGGTGCTATAAATCCTAAACCTGCTGCCGCTAACGCTAATAAAGGTAATGCTATAGAAAATGCAATCATACTGTTTACATCTACACCAGATATTAAATTAAATGCAAATGCTGCTGGGATTAATGCTAAACCTAATATTCCTAATGCTAGTGCTCCTTGAATTATTAGACTACTAAAACTACCTAATAAGGCTGCAGTAGTTCCAAAAATTGCTAATGAACCCGCAAATGCTATCATTTGTGTAGGATCTACATCTTTAATCATCATTAAAGCTAATGCAAAAGAACCTGCAACTGCCAAACCAGCAATCCCTAATGCAAGCGATCCCTGAATAATTTTACCAAAATTATCCCCAAAAAACATTAAACCTTTTCCTAATCCTTTAAATCCAGCTTCAGCTAGAGGCCCAACTGCAGAAATTGCTAAAATTGCTACTACTCCAGGAAGCATAGCAGCAAGCCCTAAAGCTATTGGTATTAAAGCTAAACCACCTAACATTGCTTGACCATCTATTTCTTTTAAACCATCTGCGATTCCTACTAGTCCTTCTTTAAATCCTTCACCATCTACTTTTGATATTAAATAAGCACCTACTGATCCGGGGATCATAGCAGTAAGACCAATTGCTGCTGGTATAAGAGCAAGAGCACCTCCAACAACTTCCATACTTGCCATAGATTTTAATCCTTCTGATAGTCCCTTTAAAAACTCCTTAACTCCTTTACCTGCATCTCCATCTATTCCTTTTGACTTATCTGCAGAATCCGAAATATCATCTACTTTATCTTTAAATTTATCTGTAATTTTATCTTTTAAACCTGAAATTTTATCTTTTGCACCTGAAGCTTCCCCATCAGTACCTTTAAATGCACCTGTTAATGAATTTCCATATTTTTTAGCGGAGGAGATTAATCCTTTAAATCCACCTTCACTTTTATTAAAAAACCCCATCATAGATTTACCTGCACCTTGAATACCACTAAATGCTTTGCCCATTTTACCAAATATGCTTGTAAGACCACCTAGTTTAGTTACTAAAGCAACACCCATTAAGGCATAAATTACCTTAGAATTTGATACTATTTTAGCAATAAATCCAATTATAGGAGCAAATGCTTGGCCTATTTTAGCTATAGATTGTGCTATTTGCTCTTGTGCCATTCTGTTCTTTTGGGATTCAAGAGTTTGTTTTTGAGCAGCATTTAAAGAATCTTCATTTAAACCAGCTTTTAAGTCTTCTTGTAACAACATTCCAGCTAATTCATCACTAGTCATGCCCATAGCTTTTGCTGTAGCTTCTTGTTGAATGCGATTCATTTTAGCAAAATCTGCTGATGTTCCTATTTGTTTACTCATTTCTTTAGCTACTGTAGCTAAATCATTAGTTAAAGCAGCTTCTCTTGCTTTTTCTAAGTTAAGACTCTTTCCAGTTAATAACTCAGCTTCCATTTCTGCTGATATTGACTGTTCAAAATTAAGTAAACTTCCTGCTATTTTATCTACTTGCTCTAGGCTCATTCCTATACCAGCAGCGGCTGATGCAGCTTCTGTTAATTTTCCAGGCATGCCCGCAAATTTAGTTAATACACCTTGTGATGTATTAGCAATGTCATCTAGTACTTTTCTACTATTTATAGCAGCACCATTTTGTTTATTAAAACTATTAACTCCCTGTATTATAGATTCATTATTTTCTCTAACAGATGTTCCATTTAATTTAGATAATTTGGCCAAGTTAGCAGCTGCTTTACCTGCCATGCCCATTTCATCTGTCATTTGAGCTACTTCTAAAATATCTTCTGAAGAAAATATATCAGTAGCACTCATTTTTAATTCTGAGGTTAATGCTGTAGCTGCTTTAATGTAATCAGCCATATTAACATAACCCATATTAGCAGTTGCAAGAGAAGCTTCGACACCATTAAGGTCTTGTCCCGTTTGTCTTGCAAAATCAGTTGCTGCTTTGTCTACATCATTAAATCCTTTAATTAAAGCTCCAAATATTACTGTGGGATCCATTAATGAACCTCCAATATTTGTAAATGCTGATTTTACACCAACACCTAAAACTTTCATTTTACCTCCCAGAGCACCTGAGGATTTTGTCCCTCGTGCAATGGCATCTGCCATTTCTTGCATGTCAGATGTTACTTTCTCTAGTCCTAAAGATGATGCAAATTTTCCTCCTAATTGATTTAAACCTTTCATCAATCCTCCCCCTATACCCATCAACCTATTAGATTCTTTACGAATATCTACTTCTTCTTCTATTTTATCTAATAACTCTTGCTCTATTTGGAAATTCTGTTTAGCTGCTCTAATTAAAGTAACTTCTTCTTTTGAAAGTTTCTTTTTAGCTGCTATAGATTTAAGGGTGGTTTCAAATGCCGCACCACTTAAACTCATTAATTCTTTACCTGTACTTGCTGTAAGTTTTTCTACTTGTAGAGCATTAGTTCTATTTTTAAGTTCTTCAACTGATGAAGCAGCATTTTGTTTTAATTTGTCTAATTGACTATCTTTTAACCTGTTTATGCCAACTTCTTGATCAGAAAGTTTTCTTGCTATAGAATCGAGTTTATTATACTCTTTTTTTACATCTTTTACGTTATTAATTTGATTGCCTAATTCAGCAGATATAGAACGAAGAGTGTCTCTATAATCATTGAAAGATTCAGCTGAGTCATTAACTGAATCGTTAAACCTACCCATATTATCAGCTGCAGATTTAGCAGAGTCGGAAGCTCCATCCATATTGCCTTTTAAATCTTTAGCAGATTTATTAGCATTATTTAGATTTTTATTTAGTCCATCGGCCATTTTTGGAATATTTGATTATAAATATTAAAAAATCTAGTTTTTAGCCCGTTTTGTTGAATAGGCCGGTTTAGAAGCATTACCTTTTTCCATAAAAGATGGGGTTTGAACCATACCATCTGTGTCAATAACAGTAGATGTACCTTTACCATTAGATTGTGCCTTTTTATAATCAGCTGCTTCTTTTTCAAAAAATTCTTTCATTTTAGAAAATGTAAAGTTGCGCAACCATATAGGCATAGTGTATATAGTGTGGAAGTCATAACCTCCTTTTCCATGGAATACTATCTCATGGATTTGATTAAATAATTCGAATCTATACCTCTGCGTCAGGCCAAAAAAAGTTAAGATTAATAGGAATAGTGATGTCCTCCGTGCCACCACTAGTCTCTACTGGTATTGTTAATTCAACATCTGGTTGTGTATTTGCTATATGTTTTCTAAGCGCTCTTGAATCCATAGCTAGAAAATAATTATCAACAAACTCTCTTATTGATTTTTTTTCTTCATCTTTATCTACAGATACAATCATGTATTTTAATCTTGTAGATAGTTCTGGGTTTGCGTTTTTGTTAATTTTCTTTAAACCTTTAATTTCGGCAGCAATTTTTTTCTCATCATTTGCTGTTAGAATTTTATATTCAATTTCAGTTTTGGAATTTGGTAAAGTAAATGGAAATCTATTTTCACCTTTTTTAATTGAATCTTCATCAAATTCTTTATTATCAATTTCACTTAAGTCAACTTCTACTTCTTCTCCTTTATATTCAAATTTGTAATCTTTACCATATCCTAAAACTCTAGCAGCTATAAGCAATGCGTTTTTATCGCCAGTAATTAAATCATTATACACTATGTCGGAGACTATGAGTGATTGCAGTAACTTGTCTAATACCGTGCCAGCTTCGATGTATGATTGATTAGTTAGTATATCTTCTTCCTTAGCAGTCATGTATTTCATTTCTACTTTTCCACTTGATAAATTGTTATCTTTAGGGTAAATTAGACCCTTTGAAGGTAGGTCTATCGTTTCGGTAGGAAACTTCAGTTTTTTTTCTTCCATATCTTTTATTTATTAATAACTTTAATTCTAGTAATACATATTAAAAATACAAAAAAGCTTGACATGAGCCAAGCTATTTTTTGTAATATTTGATATTTTTTTTTAAAAGTTTAGTACTGCATAATCCATTGATATTGTTAAAGCAATAGTTTGAGCTTCAGCACCTGTATCCCAGTTAAATCCTTTAAATCCTGCATCTACTATAAATGCGCCTTTAATTACCCATTCTGATACTACGTCACCTACTGGACCTAGAACGTTGATTGTTAAATCTTTCTTATAAAAATCAGAATAACCATCTCTACCTGTTACAGATTCATGATGTAGTCTTACCCACTCCATTACCGCTTGAGCACCTGATGGTGTGATTGGATCATAAAGAGTCATACTTAAATTTTCCCATTTTGATTTACCTTTAACTTTTCTCTCAACATTGATGTGATTTAAAGTTACTATTTCTTGTGATATTTTCACTTCACCTACTTCTTTTATCATATATGATGGAATTCCATCTACATACATAATAAACCTATTAGCTTGTTTTGGTTCAAATGCTGTGAAAAATATTTCGTTGGGATTTAATACTGCCATTTTGTTTTATCTTTTAATTCTATTATAAATATCTAATTTCTATGTTTTTATGCCGGGAAAGTAGCTCCTGTTGGTAAAATGTTGAAATCTAGGTATATAAATTCTGCTGTTTTTGTAGGTTGAACAAATATTTGACCCACTAATTGATTCCTATCAATAACATCTGGTGTGTTGTTACTATCATCCATTACTACTTTAAAAGCAAATAATCCTTGTCTTTGTTGTACACTTTCTAAAAATGGATTTACTTGTCCTAAGAAATTATTTCTAGTAGCTGCTGTATTTTGTTCAAATACTAAATTATCTGCTACTTGTGAAATAAATGATTTTAGACTAATTAATAATCTTCTAACATTTACTCTATCTAAAGCACTTGCTCTTGTTTGTAGTGTTTTTTGGCCAAATACTACTACTCCTCTTCCAGGGAATGTAGCTATTGGATTAACTTTTCCTACATATAGACTATCTCTATTTGTTTGTGTTAATTTTCTTTCTGCTTGTCTTACTACTCCTAATCCACCTCTATTAATACCTGCGGGTGCAAACCAAGTTTCTGCTGAAGCATCATTAGCTGCATATACTCCTGGTATTAATGTTGAAGCTGGAACCCATGCTAATTGTCCTGTGCTTGGGTCAGTAATTTGACACCATGGCCAATATGTTGCTGTATATGATGAATCTATACTTGCTGCTGTTGAAATTACATTTGTAATTGAAGCTCCATAATTTACAGTATCTGCTATTACTATAGCATCTCCTCTAGTTGCTGTATTATCAATTAATGAGTTTAAAGGTGTTGGATAATCAACATAAACTAAACCTGGTACTGTGATAATATTGTATTTAAATTCATCTTTATTTGCTAATAAATTAATTGCATCTGTATAATTTGCTTCTACTAATCCTTGTGTGTTTGTAGAGTTTATAGTATCATAAAAATTAGCTCCGGCTTTAATACCACCTTCAGCATCTCCAAATGTACCTGCAGAAGCGATTGGAATTGAAGCTGTATATTGAGATTTTGCATTTCCATCATTATCTAAATAATCTGGTGTTTTTTTATCTACTGATTTTACTCTTATATACCTTGAAGCGTTAGGAAAATTACCTGATTGTTGTAAGTAAGGTTCTGCTGTTCCACTACCTAGTAATGTAGTCGTTTGATCGCCAATTACTCTAGCTATGTATCCTGAAGATTTTGGATCCAATGATAAGTTTGTGTAAGATTCTAATACTCTTTTTGATTTTGTATTATCATCTCCTCTTCTAACTAAAAGTGTAAATGTTCCTGATGATGTATCTGGTGTTGTTATTTCCCATCTAACATTATTAGAACTACCACTTGGTAAAGCTCCTTTTGAAGTTAATGTACTAGTACTATTCATTATAGTTCCAGAACCAATTGTTTCTAATGTAAAAGCAGTACCCGCAGCAAGTGCTGGTGCATTTGAACCTGAAATAAATGATGATGTAGCAGCAGAATATGAACCTGATACTACTCTAGTTACTATTAATGAAGTACCTCCACCTTGGAAATAATTAAATGCTGAAATACTTGTAAAGTATGAGTATTCATCTGAACCACTCTGCAAAGCACCACCAAAAGTAGCTAAATATTCGGAAAAAGTAGTAACCAAAGTTGGTCTTTCTACTGGGCCTAATACTGTTGGACCTATAATTGCTGCTCCCGCTTGTACAGGTTGTGAGGTGATTTGGGATTGATCTTGCTCTCTTGCTAATACCCCAGGGGAAATTAATGTTTCTGCCATTGTGTGTTATTTTTATGATAAATATGTCAAAATTTTTTAAAAATCTATTTTATGGGTAAAAATTCACCAGAATCTAAAGAAATGGATCCTTCTCCATACTTAGTTTCTAATTCTTTTGCTAAAACTATTTCTTCTTTTTGTAAATTTAAAAGTGTTTCTTTTAGAGATTCTTTTTGTATGTTTAAATTCATTATTTGAATTTCTAAATTTCCTAAAGTATTTGTTAAATTGGTGAAATTTTGTCTTAATTCTTTTAATTTACTAATTTCTTTTTTGTCTAAAACTATTTTTTTTTCCATGGTTATAAATATCGGTTAATTTGTTAAAAATGTAATTTATTGTTGATAAATGTAAAATGTTTTTTTTAGGTATCCAAATTATAATATTATTAACCAGATACAACGATTTTACCATCTCTTGAATCTCTCCATAATCGTCCTGCTACTCCTGGGTCTGAAGTTGGTAAACTATTAAAATTAATTTGACTTGCATCTATTATCATACTACCTCCAGATGGAATGTTTAATTCTTTGGTTTTTAATTTTCCTTCATTACCCGCACTATCTTTTACTTCTAATCCATTAGTTGCATCAAATTTTAAAGCTCCTACTTTTGCTCTTGTAGTGGCATCTCTAAATTCTAATGTTTCACCATCTGTAATAATGTGATTAAATGATCCTGTTGTTGCAGTTATTGTTGATTCTTGGAAACTACAACTTATATCGCCTGATGCTGTTATAGCACCTGTAGTTACGCTTCCACCAACAGTTAGATCATTAACAACATTTAAATTTCCAGCAGATGTTATACTAACCTGTGAGTTTTGAGCATTAGTTCCAAAATTTATAGTACCAGTACCAGCTGCAGTTGTAAAAAACATTGACCTGTTAGCAAAATTGTGTATCATGTTGAATTGATTGTCTCCGTCTATTTCAAACTCAAAACCTCCTGCTGCATTAGCTACAAACTTAGTACATTCCATTTCACCACTTGCAACAATATTTCCAGTTACGTCAAGTGCTTCAGTTGGACTATTAGTTCCTATACCAACTCTATTAGTTCCGGCATCTACAAACAACATATTAGCGTTGCCGTTAGATTCAACTCTAAAGTCGTAGTTGTTGCTTGAGTCATTAATTGTCACTGCACCATCTAAAGATATAATCGGCGATCCTACAGCAAAACCTGAGTTCTGATCTAACACAAATGTTGCACCATTAGAATTTCCGTCAGTGTCACCAAAAAGTTGTCTTTCTAGATTTAATTTCATGTAAGGAGCAGCTCCCATGGATGCTGATATTGCGCTGGTTACATTTAATCCTTCTGCAGTTAATGAGCCTGTTACTTGTAAATCATTTGTTGTAGCATAATATGAACCTGTTTGAATAAATATTCCAGCACCGCCGCCACCACCTCCACCACCATAGGATCCAGTTCTATATAACTGTCCAGTAGAGGTGTCAACTACTACTGTTTTGTATCCAGTGTTGCTATTATCCGCAATATTAGATATTTTTACACCATTTGTACTATCTAATATTATCTCACTATTTGCTGCTGTGTTTCCAATTGTTAAATCTCCTGAACGATTAGTAATACTACCGTTGGAATTATCATGTTTTATATCTAATCTACCTAAATTCGCTGCTAGTAAAGCACCAAAAGTTAAAGGTATATTTGCTGTCATGTTAGCTGATCCAGCTGCTATATCTAGTGTAGGGTTTGTAAATGTTGCAGTCTCTATGTCTCCACTTACTTTAATATTTCCAGTTACGTCAAGTTTTTGAGATGGACTAGTATTCCCTATACCAACGTTGCCATTTTGTTCTATTATAAATAAGTTATCAGTTCCATTTAAATCAGAAGTTGTTCCTACTGCAAATTCCTCTCCACCCCCAAGTCCAAAGAACATACTACCTTGAGAATTAGTTAGTTGTATTGCTAAATCTGAAGATAGTGAAGTTTCAAATTTTGCAACTGTATTGCCTGTGGTCTTAGTATGTAGTGCTTCAGTTGGTGAATTAGTCCCAATTCCAACTTTTCCATCCGATTTAATTATTACTAATTCATTGTTAGTATTAGTTCCAAATTCTGCAATATTTCCTGTTGATAATTGTCTTACATTTAATACAGAATCAACACCTGTTGATGTTCTTTGGAATAATGCATAACCATCTAAGTTTTGTATATTTCCATTAGCACTTATATTTCCTGAAGAGGTTATGTTTGTATTTACCTCAAAGCCTTTATCAGGTGAAATAGATGCCGTAACACTACCACTTTCAATCCTAGATAGATTTAATCCAGTTATTCCTGCTGCGGGTATATTAGTTAATCCTGCCCCATCACCTGTAATTACACCTCCAGTTACTGTGAAATTTTGATTAGAAATTATAACTGGAATAGATGTAAATGTTAAATTAGCAGATCCTGCTGATATTAAGGTATTACCCTGATTTACTATTTGTAAAATGTTTGAGGTGGTTTGAGTTATATAACTATTACTACCATCATCTCCATCTAAAATAAATTTAGAGTTTCTAGGTATTGATGTATTCCCACCAGCTGTAATAGTACCTGCTGTACTTATATTATTATCTTTAAGTAATGTACCCTCTATGGTTACACCAGAGGTAGATGTTTTTTCAGTTATTGTATTTGTAAAAACTGCAGGGGTTCGAACTTGACTTCCAAATACAACTCCACTTGCACTCATAACACCTGATGCTGTAATACCTCCTATAAAAGTATGTGTATCAGAAGGTTCATCTCCAAATATATTTGATCCTGAAGTATAGATTGTTGATGAAGTAACAAATGATGAAGATATATTAACAACTTGTAAATTACTTGCTGTAATATTAGTTACATTTAAGCTACCAGGACCTAGGACAGAATCTGAAATTGTTAATCCTCCTAATTTAATTGTAGTAGAACCAGTAATTGCTAAAGATCCAGATAAGTTAATATCATAATCTTCTTCTCCAGTAAATGCATCTATTGACTGGGTGACTTGATGTGGAAGAACTAATTGATTAGTTACTATTCCTACTTTTGAGAGTTTTTTAGCCATTTAAATTTTGTTATAAATATGTAAATTATAGATAAAGAATAAAAGTTTTATAATTTTTTAGTTATTAGTTTATAATTAAATAAATCTTTTGAAATATTGTAATATTTTTGGTTTGATGATATATAATCTAATTTTGTAATACCATTTTCTACTTTATATTCATTTGTTTTAAATACAGAATGGACTTCCAAATCATTAGGTGACCAATACGTGTATTTGCCTCCAGGTTTTAATAAATTAGGTACTATTTTATGAAATAGATCTAACGACTCTTTCCAAGTATCAAAATAAATACCATCAAATTTAGGCAATTCATCATAAACATTTTGCCATTTATTAAACAAACAGGTAACATTAGATTTTTTACCCCATCCATCATTTTTCATTTTATTTTGTACATCTGGATGTGCTTCTATAATCCAATGTTCTTGTACTTGATGAGATTGAATGTAAGTGTCTATAAGCCCTAATCCAAATCCTACATTAAGTATTTTTCCTTTGTTATGACATATTAAGGATGCTGCATCTTTCATTATGGGATCTTCCCATCCCATCATAACTGGTTGAGCATTAGGAGTTAATAGTCTGTTATCTTTTGTA